TGAGGAACTCCACGCCAAGCTCACCGCGAGGGATAATCGCCGACTCATACAGGTGTCCACACCAGGACCCGGCCCTGTTCAGATTGTCATGAGGCAGCTGTGCGGCGAGAAGATCGTCGCCAAATGCGGCCACACAATGCGTGAGCTGGTGCCAGGCCTCTGCATGGTTTGTGAACCCAGAGTCTGTTTTGATATTGCGATACCCAAGGTAAGCGTGAAAACCAGTATCAACGGTGTTGAGCGCGGTGGTCTCCGGGGAGCCAGAGCCGCGTCCAAAACCTTGGTTATATTTCACGACGAATTTAGTGATTGCCTCTCGTCCCACCGAAGCGGCCAGCAACTCCATGATGGCGCTGCGGTGTTGGCGCGAGAAGGCGCGAATGACGAGCCGTCTTTCGAACTCCCGATTGATTATGCTTATGCGTGCGTCAAGCTTGCTGGCGTCTGCAGAATTAATAAATTCGGAGTTACTGCAGATGTCAGCCACACGCTGTGCAATTTTAAGGGGCGTTCGACCAGGGCAGTACCACTGCCGGTCTTCAGTATCCTCAGATAGGAAGGCCTGCAGCGAGTAGATTACTGCGCTGTAGTTAAGCTTATACGGCCCGTCGAAGGTAGTAATGTTGCGAGACGCCTTTGGCTTCATTGTTGTTTCAGCCTTAGGGAACGATTTGAGGGGTTCGTCGTCTTCAACTAATTTGGTGGTCGACTCGGCGTCAGCAAGAATACGCTTCTGGCTGGGCCGGTTCTGTTTATTGTGAACTTCCTCAAAGTCCACAGGATGGAGTGTGCCCTCGGCATCTCCAAGCAAGGCACTGATGAAATCGTTCATGCACTGGGAGAGGTAAGGCGTCAATTCGAGCTCGGCGCGGTCTTTGATTGGCTGCTTGACACGCTCATGAATGGTCCACTTGTCTGACAAGCGAGACCTGAGCGTCTCGTAACAGCCACCATCGACCAAAGAGCTTCCGAACTCGACCAATGCTGACTTAAAATCTTCAGTTTGCTTCATTTTGACAGGGATGACTTCCACCAGGCCAGCCTTGGCTCTTTGGACGAGCTGAGGCTGTTGCCGGCGGTATGTGTTAGCAACTGCCACGATGGCAGCGCTCTCGACGTCACTCGAGATGTCCAGGACTCTGCGAGCTCTGGCCGGGGTGGCAAGGTTCTTTTCGGTAACGGCACTAACAAATGCGTCGAAGTCCCGTGCGGACACGGTGGTTTCATTGTAACCGCCGGGAATTCCACACGAGACGTCGAGCACCTGGCCAGCCTTCTTCACTCGGAGGACGCTCACAAAAGGGATCGTAGCTTCACCGGTTGGCTTGACCACCGAAAGGTGGGTCAAGCGCGTGGCTTCGAGGCGACGATAGAACATCTTGAGGTACAGAAAGGCCGCGCTGGCCGCTGGGAACACAAGCCAGCCCAACACTGGGAAGAGCAGGCAGAGCCAGAGGCAACACCACACAGACGGCACACGCTGTCTCACTTCGGGAATGAGGCAGGTGACGTCATGGTCGTCGTCAATGGCGAGTCGTTCTACACAGTACGTAACGATGTCATCATACAACCACCCGGTTCCATGAACCTGGGTATGGTCAGTGTTCCAATCGTAAAGTTTGTGTCTAAACCTGGCCCCGCCGGCGACGCCATAGCTGATGGTGTCGTCCTCCATGAAGGTGTACTGGTACTCCTCGGTCGTCTTGGCCACGGCCGAGGGGTTTATTGTACCAAGCACAGTTGGACGGACATGGTCTGTCAAGTAGGCATGCATATCAACGTAGTAGTCGACGTCGTTGAAGAATCCGACGCCGCCTTCTTCGCCGCTTGCTTGGGGTTGCAATGCGTCCTTTGCCCAGACCCAAGCCACACTGCCGGGGAATTCTCTTGCCGACGCAGGTGACTGTTGGACATCGTGCAGCTTCTCTCCGATGCGACTAGCGAAAGTCGCCGCGGTCCGCAGGCATGTGTTACG